AGAAACAGTTTTTGTGATAGTCCATTTGAAACATTGATGAACCATATCTTTTATATGTTTAATCAAAATGTAATTCTAAAAAGTGAAGTAAAACACGCATTTTTTGAAAATATACTTACTGCGAAAGAATATGACGAATATATTCAAAATAATGAATATGATGGAACAACAATCCTATATAAATTATATTTGGACGGTATTAAAGTTAAAACACCTAACAATTGGAATATCTTTTCTAAAGTTTATCCAAACCCTAAAAAGAAAGATTATGTAAAACATAAACTTAAGTTTATGGACGCTTTTATGAAGATTCAAAATCTTAAAGGAGATAAAATAAAAAAAATATTACACACTGTAGACTGTGTAAATGGAGTCGAATTATTCAAACAAGTGGTCGGACTATATGGGTACGATATGATTATAGGAGAATCAGAAGATTTTATAAAATCTATAATTGAATTTAATGAGACTGCAGGAATACATTACGATATTAATCATTTAAGTAAAAAAGAGAAACTAAAAAGTCTTAAAGTTTTAAAACATGTTATTAATGGTGATATGAATTTTAACACTTTTAATGACCATATAAGAATGATTGATAGACTTAAGTCGTTAGAACCTGTCGAATGGAAAGCGGAGGATATTAAGTCTTTCCAAGAAGAACACCTTTACTTAACTGATAGAATATCATTTTATACATCAGGTGATTACTATAGAATATATAATAAAAAATTCATAGATGAAATTGAAAAAGTTATTTATGATAGTGATATCGAGTATCACCCTGTATTATTAAAAAGTAGTAAAAATTATAATGAAGAATCATTTGTACAATCCAATTGTGTGAAGACATATATTAACAAACCTTCATCAATAATAATCTCATTAAGAAAAGGAGGTATTAATTCTACAGAACGAGCGTCAATTGAGTATCAAATTAGTGAAGATATACATAAAGTTTTAAAATTAAAACGAGTACAAACTTTAGGTAAATTTAATAAAGTATTAGATGAAAGTTGGGATAATCCAATTCTATTATTAGATAGTTTAATTCTTAAAACAACTAAAGATTTTGAATTACCAAAATTAATAGTTAGTGTTGGTGGTAAAAAAATTAAATCGGATAGTGAATTTGTTAAAAACATTCATATAAATCACCAACTATTAAAATGGACAAACAAACAGGTTTATAGTATAGGTAGTGGAAATTATATAACGTTTGATGGTGATTTACCGTTTCAGGATTATTTACATAATGATGAATTTTTATTAGACTTACCTTAATATGGAAAGAATACCTGAACATTGTATTACAATATTCGTTAATAAATTTAATGAATACCCTAGCATTATTGAAATTCCAATACCAATAAACAAAGATGGTGTCATTAAAAACATTGATAAATTAATCTCTAAATCAGAATTAGTTTGGACACATATCCAAAAAGTAGTACCAATATTTGGAGATGAAAAAATTAAAGACGACATCCAACAGTTACTTATGTATGACAAATCTGGTATCATGTTATATGTTCATAACAATAATAAGATATTTATATTAACGACAGTTGATAGATTAAACGTTACTGAATTTACTGTCAATAATATGTTAAAAACAAAATAAATTATGGAAATTACACAAACAGAATTAAAAGAAAAAATCAATAGTGGTGAAAAAATGATTGTTGATTTTTGGGCTCCATGGTGCGGACCATGTAAAATGATGAAACCTATTTTTGAAAGAGTTGCAGAAACATCTGACGTACCTATGTATACGATTAATGTGGATGAAAACAGAGAGATTGCTCTTGAATTAGGCGTTAGAGCAATCCCAACAATTAAAACCTTTAACGAAGGTGGGGAAGTATCAAGTAAAGCGGGATTGTTACAGGAATCACAATTAAAAGATTTGATTAATACATTAACAAATGGATAATAAATTAGTAGTCGTATATACCATGAAAGGATGTCCATGGTGCGAAGTTTTTAAAACACAGTTAAAAGAAAATAATGTGGAGTTTCATGAAAGAGACATTGACGATTACGAAGAAGAATTTAATCTATTTGCGGAAATAACGGGTAGTGATTATGTACCAGCTTTTATGTTAGTTGAAGAAACTGAGGCAGAAGAACCTGTACCACAATTATATGCTCCACAAGTAAATTATGAAAATATAGAAGAAGGTATCGAGATTATTAAAGATTTTATTCTTTAAACTATGAATCTAAGTTTTTCTAAAAATGGTGTACGACACGAACCAATAAATAATTGGTTATTACCTGATGGTACTATAATTGCAATATACCAAGGTAATAGAGGTGGTAATCCTGATTTAGATTTCATTGTTAAATATAAAAATGGTAAAAGTAGATTAAGAACACCATCCCATACACATTGGATTGTTGATTTAATTATCAAATCTGAATACGCTCCGTATGAGGTTAAAAATTTCATATCCGAATGGTTTGAATTATACGATTTAATCGAACCGTTCAAAACAAAAGACGAGATGAAATCGTACAACTTTTTGTATTACGAATATTTTACTGAAAAATATGAAACGATAACTAATGTGGGACCCCTAAAGATAGAATTTTTATGTTCAATGTTAGAACTATTCATAAAATGTGAAAAACAAACTGAAGGGGCTTTTATGTTTAAAAAATTACTCGAGTTGGTAATGGAGTATTGTGACGGTAAAAAAGATTTTTATCAGATAGTGTCACATTCTAAAAGAGTATAAAAAAAGGGTTCATACGAACCCTTTTTTTATTTCTTGTTGTAATACTTCTCAACAACCTTTTTAATAGATTCTTGAATATTTGGTGATTTTACCTTTTCATTTGCAGGTTGAGCACTTTGCGATGGTTGTTGTGCCGCCTGATTTCCTTTGTTTTTACAACCGCATCCCATAATTAAGTTTTTTAATAGGTTTATTATAACAATAAATATCTCCAAAACGTTTTAATTGTAAACATTACCTTATTTATTTTTTTAGGGTATTTATAGTTATGAATCGTAGAATTTTTTTATCTGAAAATAAAATGAATAGATTGTTAAATTTGATTAAAGAACAGTCTGAAGATGAGTACTATAAAATATCTCCCCAAGAATATATGGAGTTATTAAAACTTTCAGGTTATCACGGACAAGGGATTAGTAAATTACCTAAATTTAAAGGAAAACCATTATGGATAACGGGTGATTTGGATGTTTCGAGCACACCTGTAGATTCATTAGGAAATATAAAGTATGTTGATGGTAGTCTTAATATTAGTAGAACTAAAGTCTCTAATATTGACGGGGTTACCGTTAAAAACCATGTTTGGGATAGTAGTTCCCCAAGGGAGGCCAAAAGATTAGCGGCTGAGTTAAAAGAAAAAAGAACTGAGGCCAATCGTAGAAGAATGGGTAAAATGTGGGATATTGAAGATACTGACGATGAAGGTATGAAAGCTAACGCTCTTTTTAAGTATCTGGTTGAAAATAATGATATTGAAGTATTAAGTAACAAAGACAAAGAAAGATTAGAACAATTAAATACTGAATTAGAAAGGTTAGAGAACGAAGAAGAATATAGTGATGATGTTGAAGAAAGGATTTCAGAAATTGAGGATGAAATATCCGACCTTGGTGAAGATGATGGGGATGTTTATGATTTAAATCCAATGAGATGGACTCATCATGGGTTAACGACATTTGAGATTTTATTACCAGGGTTTAGATATAATGAATATACTGTTGGAACTTCAGATGAGATGGACGAGGCTGCTTTAAAATATGCCGAAGGTTATATAGATGAAGTTGGTATGGAGGGATTCAGAAGTTATTTTATTGAACAGTATATAGATGAGGATTATTTACGAGACTATATTAGAGAATGGTTTGAAGATGATATATGGCAAAACCCTGAGATATATTTTAACAGGGACGATTTTGAATTAACTGCAGAACAAGAAAGAAGAATTAGTGAACTTGAGAATTATATATCAGAACTTGAAGACCATATATCAGAACTTGAAGATAAGCAAAACGAAGTATATGATGAAGAAGAAGACCCTGACGAGTATGATAGAAAATACAACGAAATTCAAAAAATGATTGATGAAGTAGAAGAGAAGAAAGATAGAGCCCAAGATGAGTTAGACGGTATTGAACCTGATGATGAGCCAAGTCAAGATATGGTTGATGATAGGTTAGATGGGATTGTTAATAGATATATGAGGGACCCTATGAATTTCATTAAAGAACATAATTTAAATATTAAAGATTTCATTGATGAAGATGAGTTAGCTCAAGGTTTAGTTGATGAAGATGGATGGGGTATTATGAATGGAAACGATGGTAGTTATGATTCAGTAACACTTGGAGATGAGGTATATTATATTATGAAGATAAATTAAAGCTCTTCATTTTTAAACAAACTTTATCTATACTTTAAGTAGTTATGACAAGGAAAAATAAAATAAAGTTTGTTATGGATACCGATTGGTTATTCAATGGAATTATAGACTCCGAACAGAAACAATACATTTTATTGGACTATTTCCAAAAATTAAATAAGGATTTGGAACAGATGAAGGTTTACCCCATGTTCACAGAACTTTCGTTACATCTTGGTAATATTCAAACACTTATCAATCAGGATAAAATTTTATATTCTGAAAAAAAGTTATCATCTTTTGATGATGAATATCTTTTATCCGATTTAAAATTAAAAGATATTCCAGTACTTGCGGATGATGAGTACGATGAATATAGGAAAATCCTAAAATTTAGTCACCCAAGACTACAAGATTATTTTGGTATTACAAAGTCTATATGGGCAATTGTCTATGACTCAATCACAGTAAATTTAAAAAAGAATAAGGTTAATATAGATTCAAAAATGGGATTCTTTTATTACCAATCTAAAGAAAAAATATATGTTTGGAGATATAATATTAGAAAAACCAAAAAAGAAGATACCCAATCAAAAACTTTCTTAAAATTAGTTTATGAAAGTAGTCCTTCAGATTTGACACCTAATGAAATTATACTTAATTTTTTGAGTAAAGATATTAAGGTGAAAAGCCACAAATATCCTGTTTTTGAAGTGTTATGTAGTGAAGTATTCCCTTTGGAAGAAACATTAATACCTATCTTTAAAAGAAAGATTATGAGTTATATAACTCAGACAATTAAAAAAGAGAATAACAAAGTAAAAAAATTATTACCTGATGGGGTTTAATAAAAGGTTTATAAAATTTGAAAATATTTTATACAGGTTGGAGAATAACGAACCTTTAAAAAATTACTTTTCCGCTGACGCTTTATTTCTAACTGACGAAAAATCCAAAAAAATACTTGATTTACATAATAAAGGTGTGAAAGATTCTGAAATATTAAAAATGATAAAAAATGATGAACTCGGCTAAAGTCAAAAAAATGTTGTCAAAGTTAAGACAACCTTTGGGTATTGGTTATATATCCAAAAATCTTTTAAATGTGAATGAGAGTGAGGCGAGAGATATTTTAAACGAACTAATTGAAGACGGTATTATTGTTAATAATAATAATGAATACCAAGTAAAAGGTAATAAAAAAATATAAGTATGACAAAAATAGAATATGTGTGGTTAGATGGGTATACACCAGAACCAAATTTAAGAAGTAAAATTAAAATCGTCCAAGAACAAGTCAGTGAATTAAGTCAAATTCCTGAATGGAATTTTGACGGGTCCTCAACATTACAGGCGGACGGGGATAAATCTGATTGTATTTTAAAACCAGTTAGAATATATCAATTACATAATCAAACCGATAAAGTTTATGTTTTATGTGAGGTTATGAACCCTGATGGGACCCCACATGAAACAAATCAACGTGCTAAATTAGGTAATGAAGATGTAGATATGTGGTTTGGTTTTGAACAAGAATATTTTATTCGTGAAGGTAAATACAAACCTGTCTTAGGACATCGAGAAGGGTCAATTGAAGGTCAAGGGAAATATTACTGTGGTGTTGGGTCAAATGTTATAGGTAGAGAAATTGTTGAAGAACATATTAATTTATGTTTACTTAGTGGTATCGGAATTACGGGTGTTAATGCTGAAGTGGCTTTAGGTCAATGGGAATACCAAATATTTTCTAAGGGTAAATTAAAAGCGGGAGACGACCTTTGGATGGCAAGATATTTTATGGAAAAATTATCTGAAAGATTCGAATATTACATCGACTATCACCCAAAACCTCTAAGAGTTGGTGAGTGGAATGGCTCAGGGTTACACACTAATTTTTCAACTAAAAAAATGAGAGAAGTAGGAGGTGAGGAGTATTTTAATTCTTTGTTCAACTCTTTAGAATCTAGAAGAGACCAACATATTGAAGTTTATGGTTCAGATAATGAACTTAGGTTAACAGGTAAATATGAAACACAGTCAATAGATAAATTTAGTTGGGGTATTAGTGACCGAGGAGCGTCTATTAGAGTTCCGTTGTCAACCGCTAAAGAATGGAAAGGTTATATTGAGGATAGACGGCCAGCATCAAATGCTAATCCATATGACATAATTAAAGTTATTTCCGAAACTATTAATATGGCAAATGAACTTGCGGAAACTACTCATAGAATGTATAGTAATGTAGACATTAAAAACTTTGATGAGGTCGCAAAGAAATATAATGGAATCCTTTCAAGTGAAGAATTGTTAAACGAATACAAAGAAGACTAAAATGGAACACGTAAATCATCCCCCACATTACGGAGGTGTAAATAATCCTTACGAGGCAATTAAAGTGATTGATGCTTGGGAGTTAGGATTCTCACTTGGTAATACCGTTAAATATATCTCAAGAGCAGGTAAGAAAGATAAAGAAAAAGAATTAGAGGATTTAAAGAAGGCTTTATGGTATTTACAACATCATATTGAACAATTAGAAAAAAAATGAAAAAAATAATAATTAAGATTTATAGATATATTTCTTTTATTGAAAAAGAAAGGATTAATGCTATGATTCATTGTGGAAGAGGATTTAATTAAGGATATGATAGAAACTGAAAAAATAATAAATGGTGACTGTGTTGAAGTCATGAAAACACTACCCGAAGGGTGTATCGACCTTGTTGTAACTAGCCCACCATATGGTGTAGGTATCGAATATGACGTACACGATGATGATGTTGAATTTGAAGAATATAAAGTATTTGCCAAAAATTGGTTAACTGAAACTTATAGAGTACTTAAAGATGACGGAAGAATCGCGCTTAATATTCCTTATGAAATTAATAGACAAAAGAAAGGTGGACGTATTTTCTTTGTCTCTGAGATGTGGCAAATAATGAAAGAGATTGGATATGGTTTCTTTGGTGTTGTTGATTTAGAAGAAGATTCCCCACATAGAAGTAAAACCACCGCTTGGGGTTCTTGGATGTCACCATCAAGCCCTTATATTTATAATCCAAAAGAATGTGTTATTTTGGCTTACAAAAAACACCACATTAAAAAAGTTAAGGGAGAACCACAATGGAAAGGACAAGTAACTGACGTGGAACAACCTGACGGTACGACAAAAAAGAAAGTTATTTATGAAGAAACAGATAAAAAAGAATTTATTCAACTTGTGTATGGTCAGTGGAATTATTTTGCTGACACTAAGTCACTCACCAAGGCTACTTTCTCCATGGACATACCAACCAAAGCGATTAAGATATTGTCCTACAAGAACGATATAGTTTTAGACCCATTCACTGGTAGTGGTACAAGTTTAGTTGCCGCCCAAATATTAGATAGAAAATGGTTAGGTATTGAATTATCGCCTGATTATTGTAAAGTTGCCGAATCAAGAGTTAACCTATTTAAGACTTTAGAACAAATAAAAGAAATCCCACAATTGTAAGTGGGATTTTTGATTTATGTAGGTATTTATAGTAAAAACATTTTACAATGAATAACTCCTACATAAATGAATCTGAATTTAGAGAAAAGTTAGTCCAACTATATAAAGAGGAACAACTTAACTATATTAATGAAAAATGGGAAAAATTATCAGGTAGAGATAGAACTTTTGTAATTGAAACCTTAAAATCTATTTATCCTGAAAAATCATATCTTTTAAAAGAATCAAGATGGTATAATACTCTTGGTGACATCGCAGGTATTTTTGACCCTACAGGTATTGTAGACCTTGTTAATGGTATAAGTTATTGGAGACAAGGTGACAAATTATTTGCTATCTTATCTTGGATTTCTGTATTACCTGTATTAGGTGATATAATAGCCAAACCTGTTGTCGGAGCATTAAAATTAGGTGGTGATTCGGTTAAAATGTTTAGAACCGCAGCAGCCGCGGGAGATGCGGTTAAGGTTGCGGAAGCGGCAAAATCAGCAGGAGGTCCTGTTGCAAAATTTGTTGCAGAAACTCCTAAATGGAGTACATCATTATTAAGTAAATTAAGTGGTAGTGGTAAAGTTTCAGGTGGTATGATGAAAGGAGTTACAGACTACGTTAAAGTTTTTGACGATGCTGGTAAAATGATGAAGACAAATAAATCAACCATCAAACAAGGAGTTGAAACTGTTAAGGCTATTAAAGATGTTAGTAAAATCGGTAAAGGTGTTAAAATCGAAAAACCATTAGCCGCAGCAGAAAAGGCTGAGTTAAGTGTTTTAGCAAAACAAAATCCTGTTAGAATATTTAGAGATTTTGGTACAGGTAAAAATAGTTGGTTTAAATTTATGAAATCCGATGCGAGTTTGGCTTCTAAGTTTAGTGCTGGGGTTCCTAGAATTTTTGGTGGTAACCCTGCAACAAGGTCTTTAATGAGAAGAACAAAATTTTATGCTGGGTTTCTTGATTGGTTAGGTGTTGCAAATTTTGTTGGACCTGAAGAATTAGAAAAAATGTATCCTGACGCTGCTAAACAATATGAACAATATGCTCAGTTACCCGAAGCTCAAAAACTTTGGTCACAAGATATGTCAGGAACTTCACAATCAACATCGGTTGGTTTTCCTGATGCTCCTCCAGCGTCTTCGTCAGGTGGAGGGATTGACCCAGTATCAATATTAACTAAATTATTTATTTAACGTGAAAAGATTAATTAAAGAAAGTGGGTTAAGAGACATTAGAAAATTGGCTCGAAGATACCCAAAGGCGGAAATATATTTCCATCAAGATTTAGATGGTGTAACTACGGCAATTGCTATGAAACATTATTTAGAAAGTAATGGTATTAAAGTTGTTGATTCTCATGTAATCCAATATGGTGATAAAGAATTTGCGGTTAAAAAAAATGACGCGACAGGTGACGTTATGCCTGTATTAGTAGATTTTGCACATGGAAAACCAATGTTTGTAATACACACTGACCACCATGATAGACAAGCTGGTGCAGAAGACACTAAATCAACGTCTTTTAGACAATCTAGGTCAAATGTCGAGACTATATCACAAATAGTTTCACCCAAAGAAATATTTTCAAGCGACGATTTATTATTAATCTCAACAGTTGATTCGGCAAATTATGCGGTTAACAAAATAAGTGTTGATGAGGTTATCAATTATCTTTTCAGATTAGATAAAGAAAAAGGATTACAAAAAAACAAAATGGCATTGGGGTTAGTTGCTAATAAATTATTATTGGCATTTAAAAACAAACCAGGATTCCTTGAAGAACTTGTAATGACCACGACACCATCAATTATGAACCTACTCCAAAACATAAAAAGAATCATGGTTGAAAAGGGGTATGTAGGACAAGAACAGTTACAAAAAAATAAAGAAGGGTACATCCAACAAATGAAATCACACCCTAACGTTAAAGTTATGGGTAACGTCATCGTACAATACGGTGGAGGTAGTACAATGGTACCAGGTTCATATGATAGATACACACCATTTAAAAATAATCCTGAAGCTGATTTTTTAGTTATTGCTTGGCCTTTAGGTTTAGTACAAGCGTCTTGTAACCCATTTAAGGAAGATAGAGAATTGAAAGGGGTTAATTTAGGTGAAATGGGTCAAGAAGTTTTATCTAAATGGGAATCACAACTTAAAAGTAGAGATATACCATTATCAACTATAAAGTGGGTTTCTGAATTTTCTAAAGAATTTGGGGGTCATTCAGTTGGTTTTACTTTTAAAGATTTTGTGGCTATCTATGGTAATGATTTTAAAACCATGGAAAATGGTAAACAAAAATTAAAAGATATCGGGGAAATAATGAACCAACCATTCACATCTTTAAGTGAAGAAGAAAAAGAAATGTTAGACAATATTACTGTAACCGCTTGGGACGTTATTCAGGCTAATAGTGGGGGACACAAATGTATAACTAACATTTCTGGTTTAAGTTACTTAGGTAGAAGTAAAAGACCACCCCAAGGTAAGTATAAATACAATCCTGAAAGCGAAGACTCACCTTATGTAAAGTTTACCAAGATGGTTCAGGGTGAATTTGTTAGAGTGTTGGAAGAAAAAATTAAAAACGGATAGTATCTCCAATATTGATACCTAATTTTTTACAACTACCTCCTTTAATTTCTAGTATCATATCACCTTCACCACAGTAGTTATCACATTCTTCAGATGTACATGGAGGACAGTTATGGTGTATTTCAGTAATTTCATTACCATTGATGAAAATAATATCTAAAGAGATTATACAATTTTTCATCCAAAAACAGTGTTGACCCTCATTCATTAAAAATAACATACCATTAAATGTCGAATCAAAATCACGACCCATCATTCCTTTTTGGGTATCCTTTTGAGAGAACACAGTTTTGATTTTAAATTTATTATTTTTTATCTTTAATCTCATACTTATAAATATACCAACTATTGTAATGAAACAACCAAAAAGATATGCAGGAATAATTGTGAAGTGTGGGGACGAAGTTCTCATGTGTCAACGCAATTACGAGGGTGATATGCCAGGTCAATGGTCAATACCTTGTGGTCATGTAGAAAATGGTGAGAACGCAATGATTGGTGCTAAACGAGAATTTTTTGAGGAGACGGGACATAAAGTTAAAGATAAGATTAAACTTATTGGTTTCATGAATGGTAAGACTAAAGGTAAAAATGATTCTGAAGGACTTTTTTATGTTTTTTTACTTAATTCTGAAAATAAAATAATACCTGATTTGGAAAATGCTCAAGATGGTAATGAACATATTGACTATGGGTATTTTAGGTTAAACAATCTTCCCATAAAGAAAAACACTCAGTTACACGGTATAATTGAAAAAATTTTAAAATAATTTATATTTTTTCATAAAATCTATATATTTATATCCTACATAGCCCCAACAACCCCTTTCTTTAAGTTGGTAGTAATTAACCCTAACAAATTTAGTCATTTGTTAGGGTTTTTTCATTTTATTTATTATCTTTGTGGTTATGGGTAGAACATATATCGAAAATCGAAAGGTAAGATTTGAATATCATATTTTAGAGACTTATATTGCAGGTATCGTATTACAAGGTACTGAGATAAAGTCAATAAGAAATGGTAAGATATCAATGAACGATTCATTTTGTTATTTTAATGATGGGGAACTATTCATTAAGAATATTTTAATTTCTGAAACTAAAGACGCTTTTACTCACAGTGCTAAAAGGGATAGGAAACTATTACTTAAAAAGAAAGAATTAAACAAATTAAGTAATAATTTAGTAAAAGGTCTGACAATATTGCCTTATAAAGTTTTCATGAATGAAAAAGGAATTGTTAAGGTTGAGATTGTATTAGGTCGAGGTAAGAAATTATATGACAAAAGAGAAACAATTAAAGAAAGAGATATATCTAGAGAACTTAAAAAAGAATATTAACATGGAACAAAGAAGTACACACTACGGAGACGTAGCAAAATGGTTAGAAAAGGTGATTGATTCTTGTGAAACGTACCAACAAACTTTTACCGCGAAACAATTGGTTAGAAATTTTGAAAAACAACTAATGAGAATTACTCCTGACAAGTATTGGAGAGATTATCAGTATAGTGTTATTTGGCCTCTTGAAGCAAGGGTAACCTCCAAACGACAATCTTTTATTGGTAAAACTGAATAATATTTTTGGTGGTGTAAGATTTTTTACTATCTTTGTATTCTACAAACGGATACAAACACCCTTACGCCATGACACAGAAAGAACTACAACAGAAACATATCAAAGAAACTATCGCAGGTATACAAAGAAGTGCGGATACATTTAAAGAGGATAGAAATAAATATGAATCCGAGTGGGTTAAGTACTTTAATGAGTTACTTAAATATTCCCCTGAATTTGAATTAAAGAGAACTCCTAGAACTCAAAGATATCAAGTACAACCTTACATTGTTGATGCTGAAGGTAAATACAACTATAACTCACAAAGAGTTTTGGTTGGTGAGATTTCCGTAGATTATAGTGACATGGAGATTGTTTACACAGGTAAAATACCTGAAGGTGAGTCCAACCGAATCAGAATTTATGTTGAAGAACATAAAACATGCCCAAGAGGTTCTTGGAGAACTGTTAGTCATGGTTACAAACTTAAAGTAACTTGTAATTGGGAAGATGATAAAAAATACTTTAAAACAGGAAGACCTGTAGTCGAAAAGGTTAACACCTACGTTCAAGGTCTTTGGAATAATTATAACCACAAACAAAAACAAGCCGAACTTAAAACAAGAGCGTTCAGATTAGCTTTTGATAAGTATTGGGGAGTTAATACCGAAGTTAATTTTGGTGGAAGAACTGAAAATGGTGTAAGTACTAATCATAACCAAATAGTTGTAAAACATACTAATGGAAGTATTATTGTTCTTTCTTACAAAGAGGTTGATGGTGAAGTAGTTTTTAATATTGACCGTACTTACATGGGTAATAATAGCGTAGATTCTATAATCGAAGCATTAGGAAAAATGAAATAATAATCGTATATTTGTCTAAATAATTTAAACAGTATGAACACATCAACTTATAATATCAGAATTGAGAACGAGAAGTTCGGAAAATTAATCAACGAGACATTCGTAGATGCAACACAATTTAAAATCTTTTTAAAGATGGTCCATGGGTGTCTTGAACTAAAAAATGACTTAACATTCTTCAACGGGGTGGATTTCTTAGTACACGTACCATACAAACATTTGGTGGACTCAATCGTCTTGACATCAGTTGACAAATATGATTTGGCTGACCATGCGAAAAGTAAAATCGAGGCTTTAGTAACTAAATAATATAGAACATGGAATGGTTAATTACGATAGGTATCACCCTATATATAATCTATAGATTTTGGAAAATAGTTTTAAAATGGTTATTGATAGGAACTGTTTTTATGTTTATATTTTTGGTTCTAAAGATTAAAACGTCTCTTAGTGGAGAAACAAATCAAAAAACAAATAATGAGATAGTTTCTGAAAAGAACGTTGATAAGATTTATAAATGTTTTGAATAAGTAAAAAATGGAGTATTTTAAATTGTTTTTAATGTGGTTAGGTTGTATAGTAAGCACATCAATGTTTGGTGAATATATTGTTAGTAGAGAAGTAAACGGGTTCCTCCAATTGTTGTGTTTCATTGGATTGGTTGGGGTCCTTATGTATTTAATTAATGAAACATATAAAATTTTATTTAAAACTAAAAAAGAAAAAAAATGATTGGATTTGGAATTTTTATTTTGTCACTGATTGTTGGTGTATTTGTTGCTATGTCAACTAAAGAAAACATGTATACTTTAACTGAAGATAGGTATTCGGGGAGTAGAAAACGTTTTAACGTATCATGGTTGATAAAACCTTTAGGTATTGTTTTTTTAGGTATTCTAATCGCAATGATACAACCATTTTCACTTGAAAGAATTGACGCGGGTAATAAAGGATTAAAGGTTAATTTAACAGGTTCAGAAAGAGGGGTTTCTTCTTATCAGTATAAAACAGGTTGGGTTTTATACAATTCATGGACCGAACAAGTAAAAGAATTCCCATTATTCCAACAACACATCGAATACGACGCACAAACAGTAATTACCAAAGGTGGATTCGCGGCGACCATTAAACCTTCATTCAATTACTCATTACGTGAAGATGCGATTGGAGAAATGTTTGTTAATCTTAGATTAGATATTAAAGAGGTTGAACAAGGTTGGTTAAAAAACGCTATTGTATCCTCAGTTAATGACGTGGCGAACAGATGGGACGTGGACGCTATCTTTAATAAACGAGAAGAGTTTGAAGCAGCGATTATTACTGAATGTAATAAAAGAGTTTCTAAATGGTTTACAGTATCACAATTGAGAACTAACATCATACCACCTAAATCACTCCAACAAGCAATTGAAGGGAAAACAAAGGCGGTCCAAGAAGCTCAGGCGGCGATGCAAAGAAAGTTAGTGGCTGAAGCCGAGGCTCAAGAAAAAATTGCGATAGCTAAAGGTGATTCTGCAAAAATGATTATTGACGCTCAGGCAACCGCACTTGCCATGAAACTTAAACAAAAAGAAATCACACCTTTGTATGTTGAATATATTAAAGCACAAACTTGGGATGGTAAATTACCAACAACTATGGCGGGTAGTTCAGGTACATTTTTAAACATCAAACAATAACGTTTCCTTGTTCGTAAAACAAGGTGGTGGATTGCCTTAATCGGCCCCAAGGGAGAGTAACTTCTCCCTTTTTTATTTTTATGATATTTATTGTTATGAGTAATATTCTTATAACAGAAAAACAATTAGAAGAGTTGGTTAAAACCATTAAAGAAAGTTCGGAAGAAGAACTTGAAGAAGGGTTTTTAGGTGACTTAGGTAGAGATATTGGGACATTAAGATTTGGTAATATTTTTGCTGGTTTAAAAGGGGCTTTTACAGGTAAAGGTTATAGTTTAAGTAGGAACATGAATATTATTAAAAATTCTTTAAAAAGGTTAAAGAGTTCTGAAAAAATTATGTTGTCTGTAATGAAAGAATTAAAACATGTTGAAGTTGAATTTAGTGAGATTGAGACAACTAATGATATAGTATTAGATATTATAAGTAATCTACGTTCAGTAGTATCTCATTATGATGGATATAAACATGCAAGTAGAAATCTACAAAATATAGTAAATACTTATTACCAAAGTCAGAAAAAAGATAAAGATGGTAAAGGAGGTTCAAGTTCAGGTTCAATCGTAAACCCAAAACCTAAAACACCAACCTCAACTTCATACACTCCACCAATAACCACTAACACACAACAACCTGTTACAACATCATCAACAACATCGTCATCAACAAGTAATAAAGTTGATAGTCTAACCCAAAAAGAAGATTATTTTAAAGTTTGGATTTCAGGGGAATATAAAATACCTAATGAAAATAATATATATTATTTAACCGCCACTAAAAAATGGGAAGTTAGAAAACCTGGAGGAACATTTGAACCTTTAAAGAGTGTTTTAAGTAAAGATGAATACGAGAAAAAATTAGAAAGTTTAAAAACATCACTACAAGCATGAGAAGAATAGTCATTTCGGAAAAACAATTAGGAGAATTGGTTGTTACTTTAAAAGAAAACCATAAAGGGTCTAGTATGACTAAACAACAATTATTCACTATCGCAACTTTAGCACATAAAATGTGGGAGTCAATGGATGATGAAGAAGAACTTGAGGATTGGATGGTTAGTAAAGTTGCTCAAGCAGAACAAAGTATTATTGCGGTTGTTAAGTCATTCATGTATGATGAATTTGTTGATAACAAAGGTATTGAGGGTATGGGTAAATTAGATTTTAATGATTTAATTATCGGTAAATAAATAAAAAAAAATTGATTAGTAGAAACCTTTGTTGTATTATTATAACAAAGGTTTTTTTATGGAGTTTGTTAAATTAATACATAATAAAGTTTTTAAAGATAATCGAGGTACTTTTGCACCATTATCTTTAAAATACGAAAATTCACCAATTACAGAATTAAATAAAAAATGGGTACAAAGTAATATAAGTGTTAATCCCGTTAAACATACTCTTAGAGGGTTACATTTTCAAATAGGAGATAAAGCACAATGTAAATTGATTAAAGTCATAAATGGCTCAATCATAGACTTTGTAGTGGATATTAGACCTGAATCATCTGAGTATATGTCAGTACATACATTCGGAATGGACCCTAACGATGAATTAATAGTCCCAAGAGGATATGCCCACGGATTTATCACATTAGAAGATAATACAATTGTTCAATATTTGGTTGATAATGACTATTCACCTGAAAGTGAAGGTTCTATATATTGGAAAGAAGTCAATGTGGTTAAAAATATTTTAAAAAGATATGAAGATTCTATAATAATTTCAGATAAAGATTTAATAACTAAAAATTTTAAAAAATGATTGAGAATAATTTGAATACCCTAAAAGATATAGACGAAAAAACTATGATTAGATTAATTACAAGTCTAATTAAACAATACCCTAATGACTATGAATTGGGTAAAACATTAAGAAAAATTTATAAAGAAAATGAACCACATTTTAAAGTTTTATCAGAACAACAATCTTGAAATAAAGATACCTAATAATGAAAATAAAAAAGTTCTGATTAAAATATTAAATATTGAAAACGGGGTTGACCAAGAATGGGGTAATGATATTGTGGTGGTTACTATAAATGTAATTAATAAAGAAGACTTTAAATATTTTACAGATAGCATGTTTGAGTTCTTCATAAATAAAGAAATAAAACAACACCTATCACTATTTTCAATTGAAGGAGAAGTTGTATTAAGTTTTAGGTAAATCCTAATATTTATAATAAAACAAATACAATGAAACAAGATTTATTAAAAGAAAGATTATTTGAAGAAGTTAAAAAAAGAGGTTTAATTACAGAACAAAAAACAAGTTCTAAAGATTTTACCGAAATGATTTCTTTGATTCTACATTCAAGAACACAAATTCATACTTTTCACTTACAAACTAAATCTTATGCTGAACACATGGCACTTAATGGTTACTATGATGGTATAGGTGACTTAGTTGATGGTTTAGTTGAATCATACCAAGGTAAATATAGTATTTTAAAAGGATATCAAAACTATAAACTTGAGGATTATAAAGATAGTACCAATACAATAAACTATCTTAAAGATTTATGTGGTAAGATAGAAGACCTAAGAGATTGTTGCAAAGATTCTTATATCCAAAATCAAATTGATACTGTTTGTGAGTTAATCAACTCAACATTGTACAAATTAAGATTCTTAAAATAAAAAAAAACAAATATTTTTTTGAACCCTCACTGATTTAGTGGGGGTTTTTTATTATGTTTAATTTATGAACAAGTCATTACACCCAAAACGATTAATATTGTTTATGGATGAAATACGTAAAGATTATCCTGAAACTAAAAATAGTGAAGAATACCGTTTTTATTATCTATATACTGATTATAAAGCACCTCAAGAATTTTTATTAATTATTACGGGACCCGAGTCATTACAAAAAGGTGTTCAAAAACTCCAACATTCATTACAAATGTGGAAAGGTATGTTTGGGTTTACAGAGGCGGGGGTTATGTCTGAAGGTGACTTCCAAGGGACCATTGAAACACAATTAAAGGAATTGCAAAACATTGTAAGAGGTACTACATACACATCCATTTTTTATGAGGTTTGGTAATTTATATCTAACCAAGATATTTATTATTGATGAAAAATTTAATCAAATTAATCGTTGAGCAACTTGAGGGTGATGGGGAAAATCCTTTATCACAAAAAGAAATTAGGTTCTTTAAGTATATCAACAAACAGAAAGACAGTTATAGTAAAAAAGATAGTCTATTAAAACTATTCAAATCAATGATGCCAGTTATCGGTAGACCTGAATCAGACGCAAGATTTTATTATGAGATTTATACTGCGAATTATAGACCTGAAGGTGATTATGAAAATTTAGATAAATCTACTTTTAAACACTACAGGGAGTTTAAACAAAGAAGAACACCTAACAACTCAGCTTATGAGTATAGTTCCGTTAAAATACCGTTTAAAGGGTCTAGTTTGGAAGGTTATTGGGATGTTAACGATAATAATGAATGGTACTATGTAGTAACGTCTTATGGTTGGTACCCTATTTATCTATACATTAATAATCAGTGGTATAGAGTTAGTAATTCTTATTCCTCAAGTACCGCCAAACATTTATCAGGTGCAAACCCGATTAGAAGAAGGACTTACGACCCAAACATTAAAGATGACATTCTGTATGTAACTCCTGAAGAGATTAAAAATATCATGAATGGTAAATCCATGGAGGATATTAAAAGTAAACGAATTAGAGATGCTATAACAACTTTTAATAACTATGGGGTATATACTAAAATGATAACTATAGGATGGGGAGAAAATAGAAAAAAGGTGAAATTTACTATTAAAGATGTTAAAGAACATAATGGTAAAATCCTATTCGATATAAGAATTGATAAAGCAGGTACTGTAGAAGGGAACAATAGAATGGTTATAAATCCTGAAGGTTATGTTGTACCTAGTCCATTCTCTGAAGACATTGAAAATGGTATTAAACAAAGATTGTTGTCTGATTTTAGTGAAGTTCTAAAAACAGATAACACTGAATTTAAATTTTATCATCCAAAAAATTAATTTTTATTTGTAGATATCCAAAAAATGACTATCTTTGTAAAACAAATACAGAGATACCATGACAACAGACATCGCAACACAAGTAAAAAACTACCAAGGAAAAAATTCATTCATCCTTAAAATGAAGGATGCTCTAACTAGATACGGTTCTTTGACCGTAAATCAAAAATCCGCAGTTGAGAAGATATTCTCAAACCCTACTGAAGCTAAGTCAGTAGAACTAACAGGTGACCTTAAGGTTATCGCTGACTACCAAGGGTCTAACTCATTTGTAAATGAGTTGAAAGGTAAACTTGAGAAATACGGAAAACTTTCCGACAAACAAGTCGCGGCGGCTATCAAAACAATCAAGTCTGATGAAGACAAGGATAACACAGTTAAGTTGAACCTCCCAACTAAAGGGGAGACTATTAAAGTTGGTCGCTCAGTAGGTCAAAAAATGAAAGAGACTTACGGATTGAAATTCAACCCAATCCTTTTGGATATCACTAAAGTACTTGCGGTATCACCAAAAGCGGTTAAATTCGCAGGTAAAATGACCGTTAAACGCGGAGATGTTTGTGTATGTTGTGCTAAAACACTTACAGACGAGTTCTCAATGTTGACTAAAATGGGTAAGACATGTGCTAAACACATGGGTGTTGAATACATCACGGACTCAAGTCAAGCAGAACGTTTCCGTAACGAGTACTTGGCTAAGGTTGAGGAAATCGGTGAGATGGAGTTTTGGGTTCCTAAATCTCGTATCATCAAATGGGATGGTAAATCAGAAATCATCTTGAAGATGATTTAATCTCAAGGGGAGAGGTTGACTCTCCCCATTCTTTTTATTAAACTTATTAAAAATTAAAAAATATGCAAACATTAGTATTTAACACAACTGATAAAACAGTTAAATTTTATTCTGGAATTAAAGAAGAAAGTCAAGTATTGGCGTCTTATAACAGTGTACCAACAGTTAAAGTAAATGAGGGGTATTATGAAGTTATGTATAGAACTGAAGAAATGCAAAGTCCAATACCTGTATTACGTGTTCCTGTATCAAACACAAACATGTTTATTGAAAAATAATTTGACTTTTAAGATAAATAAACTACTATTGGATAGTAAATAAAAAAATATGACAGTAAAACAAGCGTTAAAGTTAAAGAATAAGTTGGTTAAAGAAATCAACGAAGAATTACAAAAAGCACATTCTTATAATAGTGTTGAGGTAAATTCTGTTAGACCATATTCTTCAGCACAATCATTGGAAAATACCTCAAGACTTACCAATGAATTAATTGAATTGAAAACCAAGATTCACTTGGCTAATTCACCTGTGTACGATAAGATTTTCAGATTGTCTGAGTTGAAATCTTTGGTTTCAAAAATTAAATCACTAAACTGTACTGAAGGTACATCAGTTGATTACTACTCAAGACGTAGTGAAAATCCACCTGTAATGACCGCTGAAATCTCAATCTTGGAAAGAGATAGTATGGTAAAAATTATGGAAGATGAGATAGAATCTCTCCAAGAAGAGTTAGATACACATAATGCTCTAACACAAATATAATATCTGTGAGAGTTGAGTGATGATGTTTTTCAGTACAACTTGTTCAGAAACGATGTTATGATTTTGATTTAGTACGGTCCTTTTAGTCAAGATTCAAGCGTTCAACAGTTTTATGTCAAATCTTAACACTCCTGACAATTCAACATTTTGACCTCACTTGAACAGATATAGAAAACCCCTCTTCGGAGGGGTTTTTGATTTTATTAAATTTTTGCCATTAAAACTGTATCTCGTTCTTCGGCTTCATAATTTTCTTGGAAGAATAATTCACATTCACCATCGATAAAGAAAGTAAAATAACCTTGAGAACCTTCATTAATTTCCCATCCACCATAAAAGTCTTCTAACCATTCATATAAAGTATCCATAATTAATCTATCAAGCCTTTTACTAGGTTCACCATGATTACCAAACTCTATAAATTCACTTATTTCTCCTGAATCACCACCACCATAAAAATCAACTCTACCCTCAGAAATATTTTTAGATTTCATGAACTCTAACAGTTCTACACCTGATTCACCGAACTTCTCATTAATATCATAAGTATCACCTTTATCATTGGTTGCAAGACTGTATGAGGCCACCTCAACCTCGATTTCCATATCCTCAACATCAACTATAAATTCAATCCTACCGTTACCATTGTCACCCCCAATTTCACTAACAAGGTCATATCTCTTAACAATCGAATCAACTAATTCGTCAATTTCTTTATAACTCCCAATGGGAGCTCCTTGACCATACCATTCTTCGGCGCGATAATCTAGTTGATATTCATAAACTACGTATTCAGTATATACTCTACGTTTACCGTATGATTTAATGTAATAAACAAATAATTTTAATGTCTTTTTTTCTTCTTCTGTTAGTTGAATTTCCATATTAATAAATATATTAATCGATATTAATATCCATTGTTCTAATCATCCATATAGGTTTTTCTTTAACTTCTAACGCCATAACCCATTCCTTTGCACATGGTATATGATTGAAACAATCTTCCCTAACATGTTGCTCACCAACATATCTGGTATATACAGTTTTATCATCACTGTTTATAAACATGGGACCGAATACTTTCTCACATTCAAAAATACCCTCAGAGTGGTGTCTAAACATTCTGTGAGTAGATGTACCATACCAACCTTTAGTTTCATCAAACCAATTGTGAATATGGATATAATCTTCCCATTTACCACCAAACTTCTTGGCTGAACTTTTAGCATGTTGTATTGGATGTGCCATGTTTTTATTTTAAATATAGAATAAGGATAATATACTTAAATAAAAATTGTTGAGTATTTATAGTTATGAAAATAATCTTAACTGAAGACCAATTTGATGAAGTTGTTGAAATTGGTACGTATAAAGGAAAATTCTTTAAGTATTGGGACAAATTCGGACCAAAATACGATGATAAAATGTTAAAATTATTTGGTTTGAGTCGAGGAACCATACCAACAGGTATTGTATATAGTTGGTTAAGAGAATACCTTGGTACAGATAGTGAAAAAGAAATAAAAGAATTTCTAAATAAAAAAGTTCATACAATTGATAATTGTGGTGGATATGATTTCACATTTACAATTAACGAATATGAAAAAGATAATCATCAAATTGAAATTACGTTAACTGTTGATGATATTGACGGTACTGTTGATTTAATAATGACAGGTGGTGGAGAACATAGTTTGAAAGACGCCATGGCAAATGACGAATATGGTTGGGAAATTGAAAATGAAATTGAAGATTGTATTTGGGATTATATGATTGAGAATGTGGAAATTAAGACAGGTTACATGTTCGTCTTCAAAAAAATTAATTATAGGTCATTTCTTTAAAAAATAATTTTTCTTATTTTTATTCCATGGAAAATTATTTTATCACCAAAGAAAACATGAATCAATTTTTAGAATCTATTAACGGTTTAGAAAATGGTTTCTATAACGATAGACCACCAATAAAAGATTGTAGGTACTTCGGAGTTGAAGAAGGCTGGAATGGAATCATCAAAGAACTTATTGAGGACTTAATTAAACTTGGATGGAATAAACAAGTATGCCAAGTAAAAGAAAAATTTGGAGGTCTTAGATTTTATATTAACGATGGTAGTAATGAAATACATAATAGAATAACTGACGCTGAAAAAAAGAGTTATGAGGTTTGCGAGAAATGTGGTAATTTAGGTAAACTTAGAAATGACATTGGTTGGTACCTAACTCTTTGTGAAGACCATTATAAACAAGTTAAAGAAAAATGACAAACGAAAAAATTGTTGAGTTTTATATTAAATTCCTGAAAGGGTCTTTGGATATTAATGGTGTTAAAATAATACCATACAAAATGGATTCTGATAACATTATGTATTTTAAAGTTGATAATCCTGATGACGTATCTTATAGTGAAATGTCGTTAAAAGGTTGGATAACTGAAAGTTTAGATAAATTCTATAATTTTATTGGAATAGAGAGGGACCCTTTAAAATCCGAAATATTAGGTAAGTCATATTATATGAATGATGAGTTAACTAATGAGTTACATGATTTTTTTAAAAGTGTTAATCAATTATTTTTTTACAACTATAATATTGAAGTTGAACATTTAGGATTGTCCTTCTATTTTATAGGTGATAATTCATTTTTGATTGAAAATTATGTAAAACCTATAAAAGCAAGTATTAAATTAACTAATGGTAAATTTAAAAAAATTGATTTAAATTCTGCGGTTGAACGGTACAAAGAAATGCAAAAACATGGTAAATACGATGAAACTGAGGAAAACTACCTTCAGATAGACACCATATTAGATGGTGAGTTAGCATTGATTGACTCTGAATGGATGGTTGAATATGTTGTAACGAAATTTGAAGAATTTTAAAGTTCTTTAGACATTCTATACCATTGAGCACCACCCGAACTATTAGGATTTCTTCCGTGCATATCCTGAAGTTCTTCTAACCAATCAAATATCTTAATCCCATAAGAGTTATAAACCTCAACTTGGTAGTCACTATCTAAAATAGGAATTTTATCGAACGGCATTAGTTTTGTAACATAACCTCTGATTTGATGGTCAATTATCCAAAAAACATCGACACTATCATAAAAATCTTTTTTACTTAATGGTTTATCAATATAAAATCTATATATTAAAAACGACTCGTTCTTACTTAAAGACACCTCAATCTTTCCAAAAGAAGGGGATATTAAAGAAGAGTTTATAAGTTTATTTAGTGCCGATATTTCTTGGTCCTTAGTCATTACAAACTTAATAACATATCAATTAATTCTTGTTGAGGAAACATATCAACCTTTCCTCTTATAACGTTAGTGTGTGAATACATACCAGGTGTTGAGTTAGCCCTATTCAAGTCTAAAACATCAAAACCATCAGCACCTTTTTCTTTAACCCATTCCACTAAACCAACTCTAGGGTCAATATTGTATTTGTTTGCACAATATAAAATCCAATTTTTTAAAACTCTAATTTGTTCGTCAGAATAACGATGCCAGAATTGATGGCCTCTAAATGGTTTTGCAAGTTTAACTACTTGACTAGGTTCGGCAATTGTACCTACATAAGTCTTTCCATTAACAATCTGGCCCATATTACAAACCTCAATAGCAACTGAGTTTCTGTGCATTACAGAATTTCCTGTACCTGTGTGCCATCCATATCCACCTTCAGGGAAACATTGAATTAATTCCCCATCAAATTTTGCATTACCGTTTTTAACCGATTGGCCACCTAATATAAATTCAGTTGCCACATTCCCTCTGTTATCTCTGGCCCACATATCAGCCACTTGATAAGGGTTTTCCCATCCTGCGGTATGGTGTAAAAATATCCATTGTTTTTTAACAGGACCCTCAAAGTACGTACCTTTAGGCATGTAATGTTTGATAATTTGTAATGCCGATTGAACTTCGGTATTTTCTGCATTATCTGTTGTTAAAATACCCATGTGTGCCCAAGTTTTTGGACCTACAACACCATCAACTATTAAACCATTTTTCTTTTGATAAGATTTAACTGCAGATTCTGTCTTGGGACCAAAGTCACCATCAACTGTGATTTTTAAAAACTCTTGTAAAGTTCTTACTGATTCTCCTTTACTACCTTTCTTTAATACTTCCATTGTTTTTATTTTATTAGTTTATTTTTTTTAAAATATGTTTTTTGCTTCTAAACCTGTCCTATTATTAAACCACTCAATTGCAAATGGTTCGAAAGTGTTACCAAACATTTTAATTAATAGATTTAAAACATTATCGTCAATGAATCTAAACGATGGTAAATATTGAAGGTCTTCTTCAGACCAACCTTCAGAGTTGGAAGGGTATTTAAAGTATTCAATTACAGGAGAAACACCCATATTGTTCATTTCTTCGGCATTACCGAAATATACCGCTTCTATGTTATGTCCAGAGTCCCAATCAAAAAATTCTTCCTCCACCCAATCTAAATTTTTAAGGTCAAAATTATCATCTAAAAATTTAAAAATGATATCTTTTAATTTAGATTCTGTAATTAGATATTTCATATTAGATAAATACTTATACTATATGGAAATGGACAAAAACACAGAGAAAACCTTAGACATGGTTCATAAATTATTAGATGGTAAACATGTCTTTGAAGGATGGTATTCACTTCCATATGCCAGTAGTGATGATGAAGCGGTTGATTATAAAATAGAATACAAGGTTAAGAAAGTTTCTTTATGGAAAACTAAGGGTGAGGAAATATGTTTATATGAAGGTACAATTTATATCGAACCTCTAAAGATTTCATTGGGGGTTAATGATGAATGGGAACACGGATTCAAACAACATGATATCTATGAATATATTTGGGATGAATTAGGTGAGACTGTTACTGAAAAAGTTGTGACAATATTACCACATGTTTGTCTTGATTATGGGTGGGATTATAAGAAACTTAATTCTACCAAATCTTAAGTTGTCTACCACGTTTATCTAAAGGGTAAATACTGTTGGTTATGTACATATATGAATTATCAAACAATAAAGGGTTACCTATAATATATGAATTCATTGGGTTAAAAAGTGTGTATTCATAATCATTAATAAAATTATCATCTTCAAATACTTTATTTAATACACCGCCATTAGGTCCTAATTCATCTTGAGTATAAACATGACCTGTTTTCTTATCGATACATTTCATAAACCTCATCCCAATCTCAATATAAAAATCTTCTTGAGGTCTAATAGTGAACCAATCACATTGAATATCAGCATAAAATCCTTTAAAATCAATTTTATTAATAGAGTACATTCTATTAGTTAATTCTTTCTCATCTTCACGATTTAAATAATAATGATTATCTGGTACACTGAAACGGGCCATTTTTATATGGTATTCTCTAAACAAAGTATTTGAACTATCAGTTAGTTTACAATAATCATCGAAAATATCCCACACGTAACCCCTTAAACAATCTATACTATATGATAAATTATTAGGGTTTTCGATGTCCCACCAAAGAGTACCCGATTCAAGTTGAGGGTCGGGATATAAATAAACCCCATGAAAATTATATTTTGGTTTTAAATATTTGGTCAAATAGAATTTAATCTCATGTCTCATATTCATAAATACTTATATTTATTATTAATGAGCGAAGATAGGAAAAAACGATTAAGATTGTTGGTTGATGAGCGTGGATTACGTGGAGCAGCTAAAATGTTGGGTTTAACACAAGTTGAACTAGTTGTAGAACTTAATATACCTATTGACTATATTTTAGCTAATCAACTTTTATATGACTTATTTAATTTGGGTAAGTTACCTGATGTATACAGGGAATATGAAATAATGGTTGATAGATTTAATGGAACATTTGAATGGAGGTTGGATTCACCAACGGATTTTTATGGTGATGATGCCGAATATCACGAGAAGTACGCTTGTTATGCCACTCCTTTTTGGGATGGTTCCGATTACACACCTGTGGAGGCTATTTATTATACCGTCACAAAAGATGGTAAAACAATGATTGATAAGGAAATGATGGGTGAATATTTTGAACAACTTAAATCAATAACTAAGTTCCGTAATCTAGAACATTTATTAGTTTGGTATAGAGATTTTTATTTACCTAATGTATATTATATTTTGAATAGAATATTTTTAGATAAAATAAGAGAAGAAACTATTGAAAATTAAATTTATCTAACAATTCTAATCGAATCTTTATCTATTTTTTCATCAACGGTTTCACCATCGTAATTATCTTCACCTGTTTCTAATCCCTCATAAATATCAAGTGAACCTTGACTTAACATATCCTCTACTGTTGATATTATTAAATCTTTTGAGTAAGATATAATCTCATGTCGGTAATCTCTTCTTACATGTTCTATTCTAAATTCAGAAATTTCGTATGAATATATATTTCCTTTGGGTCTTTGTAAAGGACCTGATGGTCTGTTAGTATCAAAATCATAATCAGGATTTAGTTTGATAGTTGCGGCAATATAATTATAATCTGTTGGGTACTCCATGTCTAACCCCATAAGTCTACCTGCACTATCACAAGAATCATGAAAACTAGAATCCTCCATTATATTTCGGTCAATAACAATATCCTCGATTCCTGAATGATGTTCATTACCAACTGATTTTAATAGATAGAATAATTGGACATCTTTTAAATTTTCTAATTGTGATTTGTCAGTCATATTAATTAGGTTCTAAATGGTTGGCGTTTAAACCAAATTTATTGTTTATCCAATCCTTTACATATTGTTTAACATTTTCTTCTGTAAATAAATTTGATAAAGGATTATATACATAATTAGTGTCCAGTTCTATTAACGGAAAATAATTAGGTGAATAAGGACACTCAATCCCATTCATCCACTCATATGACTCAGGGTCCCTATAGATTGTAAATACATGGTCATAATCAGGGTCTATGTCATCACCCCACTCAACTGTTTGGAAGAACTCTTTCACTGCTGCAGGATAACCCGACCTATGCTCTTCAACATTTTTAAATAAAGGTGAATCATCCAAGTAATTAAAAATAGTTTCTTTAATTTTGGACTCTGTAATTATATATTTCATATAAAATAAATATAATCAGATTTTGTTATTTGGTAATAATTAAATATATTTGCGATATGATAGACAACATAGATTTAATAAAACCGTTATTGAATTTTTCACACCCTGGTGACTTCTATATGTTATACGTATTTAAACGAAAGAAGGACCAACCTGAAGGTGAGAGAGATAATCACCAATCAGTAAGAACCATTAAAACTTATTGTGTTGATTCCATTCCATATTTAGAAAAAAGATATGATGAGATTAAACAACTTTGTGAAATTTTTAACGCTCGTGCATATATTCATGTCCAAAAACAAAACCATAAAGATGTTTCATTAAATATGCTAGCAATTCTTGCTGAACGTATTAGGGACGGTGTATCAAATCAAAAAGGATTATTTGATTCAGTTGTTGGTCAAATTAAAACACAAGAAAAAAGGTGGATAGTGGATATTGATTGTACGGATTGGCATGCGGTTACCGAACTATCTCAATTCATAAACTATCTCAAACCTGAAGGACCAAAAATTGAGTCGGTATTACCAACAAAGAATGGTTATCATTTAATTACAGGTAAGTTTGACGCTAAAACATTTAGTGAGAAATACCCTGACATTGATATCCAAAAGAAAAACCCAACAGTTTTATATATACCATGAGAAATCAATTAATGTTAGAACATATAACTACAAGGGAACTTAAACACCCCCACACATATGATAAAAGAACTATATTATTAAACAGTATATTAAACATAATTTTAGATAATACTGATATACATAGACCTTTTTGTGAATTTAGATGCTACCAGCCTAAGAGTCAATATTATCTTTATGTTAGAACAGGTAGGTACATTAATCCTGAAATCCTTATGGACCAAGTTTATCATACAGTTGAACAAGTTATGGATTTTTTTGATTTATCAGATGTAGAGAATTTTGAAATTAAAGTTGAAGAGGGTACAAGAATTCATAAGTGTACTTACTACGACTTGGCATATTGGGGATGGGATAGAAGGACACCATTTGGGCCTAAACCTAATTATTCTGAAGAAAAACATAAAAAGATTATTAGTTACTTTAGAGAAAAAATGAGAAAAGAAGAGAAAGAGTATAATGAAAAAATGAGTAGAGCTCTATATGGAGGCTCAATCTTCATGGAAAAATCTGATTATGTAATTCCTGTAACAAAAAAGAAAGGAATTGTTAGGAATATTAAAGAAAAAATCTTAAATTTGTTTTAATGAGTTTATTTAAGTTTTACGAAGTAGGTGGGAAAGTTAGAGACGAGATTTTAGGTCTCCAATCTAAAGACGTGGACTACGTTGCGGTTCCTAACAAAAACCTATTAGAAAAATACAAAACCGCTCACGAAATGTTTGTAATACTTGAGTCTTACTTACATAATGAGAAGTTTGAAATATTCCTATCAACCCCCGACTGTTTTACTATTAGAGCTAAATTTCCTAAAGACCACAAGTATCAAGGGGTCGCCGATTTTGTTATGGCTCGAAAAGAGATTGGGTATGTTGAAGGTACTCGAACACCTATTGTAATTCCTGGGACACTATACGATGATTTAGAACGTAGAGATTTTACGCTGAACGCTCTTGCTAAAGATGAAGATGGTACTATTATCGACTTTTTTAATGGCGCAAAAGATTTGGAGGACGGAGTGTTAAGAACACCATTAGAAACTGATGTAACATTTAATGATGACCCTCTTCGTATTTTAAGAGCAATTCGTTTTGCAATTACCAAAGGATTTAGTTTAAAATATTTAGACTACCACATCAACAACTATAACTATGAAAAAAAGATGGGTGTCGTATCTTCAGAAAGAATTCGTGAAGAATTGTTAAAGTGTTTTAAACATGATACTATGCACACGTTGGAAACCCTACAGGATTACCCAACACTTAAGAGATATATTTTTGAAAATAAATTAATGTGGTTAAAACCAACAATGGAACAATGATATGGAAAAAATATTTATAATTACGAATAAACAAGATGAGGTACAATCTTGGTTGGATATAGGATATGAGATTGAAAAAATGGTCCCTTTACATATTGAACTTGGAACAAACGCTTACCTTGACAGATATGAAGGAAAAATCGCGGTATATTTAATTAAAAAAGGATAAGATGCACACAAAACCTGTTTTACAAGACCTTAAAGCTGAAGCAACATCTGAACATTGTATTAAGATTAACATTGATAACGATTTATCATTAGACGAAGTTAATTTAAAAGTGTTAGGACCAGAAAGAACACTACTACTTTCAATGAAACCAAGGTACCATGAATTTGAACTTTGTTTGTATACAGGTAAACCAATGTTTGTCGAATTACATACACCGTCAGGTAACTCGGTTCAATATGTTAAAGGTTCTGGTAATGATTTTTATTCTGATAATTGATTTATGACAACAAAGTTTTTATTTTTTTTAAGTCTATTTTTAGTTAGTTGTTCTAATTGGAAATATAAAGATATATCATATGAACGTTGTGAGTATCTTGAAAAATTACATGTTCATCTTTATCATCACGATAGTTGTGAATGGTATTGTTTAAATTTTGAAGAGGGTGAGTACACATACGAAGATTCTTTTAGAATAAAGTATAAAACAGATAAAAAAGGAATTGTTAAGAAAGTAAAACTTGTAAAATGACAGAAAGAGATTTAATATTATTGGGTTTTAAAAGTGAGGAATTAAAAGAATATGATGAGGATGAAACTTATTATTATGTCCTTGATATTGTTGATGGTTTAACTTTTATTACACCAACAAATGAAGAGATAAAAAATGGAGAATGGTACGTTGAATTTTTCAACACTGACCCATTAGTTAGATTTCATGATTCTAATGAATTGGGTGTTTTAATTAACACATTAAAAAATGCAATTGTAAATAAAAAATAATATGGACAACGAAGTAAAGTATATTGAAGTTTGTGTTGGAGTTGGTATGGACCAAATTACTCCTGAGTATGTGAAAATTCCTATCTATCTTGAAGTTAACGAGAAGAAAAAAACTAAGAAAGAAATTGAAATTGAATCTGAAAAATGAAAAAAATTTTTTATTGGGGTATTAAAATAATTTCAGTACTTTTGTTGATAATACCATTGGTATTATGTTTGCCAGGGTTTATGTTACATGTCTTGGCTGAAGAATTAGATAACGAAGAAGAATGAAAAATATTGAAAAAATACTTAAGATTACCAATGATATGGGTATCATTAAAGCTAGTGAAGTTTTAAGTATGAGACCTGTTGATTTAATTTATGAATTGGGTTTAGATATTAAAACATTTGAGGACTTAAATTTTAAACCATTTCATAACGGTGTTGCTGGAGTGATGATGTTTGATAATGGGTATGGGGTTTCAGTAGTAAAACATGACTACTCTTATGGAGGTAGAGAAGGATTATATGAAATGGCCATATTGGATAGTGATGGTAGTTTAACTTATGATACTGAAATAACAAATGATGTTCTTGGTTATTTAACTCCTGAAGATGTTAGTCAATACATGATAATGGTGCAAGATTTAAAATCTTAGCGGTATTTATTAGTATGAATGTAAACAAGTGGGAAAAGTCTGCTGAATTATTAATAAAAGGATTTCTTAAAAAAATAGATATTGACGATTATTATGGAGTCGCGGTGGATGTCGTACCTGATAACTATTCAGGTTATGATGTTCACATAACTTTTTTAATGAAAAAACCTTTTAAATTAGGAGATTCAGATATATTACATAGTCATAGAGCTAAATTAGGTGGTGTCATTAAAGACTTTCTACCCGAATTAAGTGATAGGGTTCACATTTCAACATCAACCTCAACATTAGATAACTATAACGAAAAAACCAAACCTTGGTACGAAAAATTAAAAAAAGAACGATTACAAGAGTCCATCCTAAAACAGTTACGAGATTATAACTCAATCCATGACTCTGAGATTATTAACGAAGCCTCTAAAAAGAAAATCCTAATTGATAAGGTTGGTTTGAATGAAGAAAATTCAGAATATTTAGCCAATACTTGTGGGTCACTTGCCGTATGGATGGCAAATAAAATAATTGACCTCCAACTACACAACATGGAAAGTTGGAGAGACAGAGGACTTGAACCTGAATTAACCAGACAAAATGCAATTGATAAATTAAATTCAGGTAGAATACGATTAGTTTACGGTAGAAAAATAACCGAAATAATGGATTGGATTCGAGTTGGTTTAGATGGTAATCTTGGTGAGTATAAAAATCTTTCAATAGATGAGTTATTACAAAAATCAAAAGAATGGCATGATTCATTAGGTGTAAGTGGAGGTGAAATTAACTACGTTGAAAAACACCCAATCATAAAAGATTTCCGAAACGAAGATGGTGAAGGTTTTTATTGGGTGGACCTTGAAACAAACGACTCAACTGAAGAATGCTCAAGAATGGGTCACTGTGGTAGAACGGCCTATAGTAACAATCTTTATTCATTAAGAGAAACTAAAAAATTACCTGGTGGTAAATATACAATCAATAAAAGTCATTTAACCGCATCAATTGGTAGAGACGGTGTATTATACCAATTAAAAGGACCAAAGAATTCAAAACCAAAAGAAGAATATCACAATTACATATTACCATTATTCTTTGTTGAAGACGATGGTCAGTACCTTATTGTAAGTTTTGGTTCCGAATATGCTTCAGATAGAGATTTTAAATTAACTGATTTACCTGATACGGTTATAAAAGAAATATACACAAAAAGACCTGATTTATTTAGGTCACGAAGTTTACAAAGAAAGTTAATGGATATGGGTATAATTGAAAAATCCGCAATTGATTATAATATAACATTATATTTAAGTGTTGATGATATTGGAAAATATGTTGATGGTGACTTTGTACTTAGAAGATATAAAAGAAAAATGACATCACCTGCAGGTCGTGAAATTGAAAGAACCGTTGAGGTTACTTTATTTGAAACTATATTATCGGGTGATGCTTGGGAGTTATGGGATAATAATGATGTAGATTGGAGAGGGGCCTTAACGTATAGTATTGATAAAGAAAATGAAAATAGATTACGTAATTTATTAAGACATATAGCTCAGAAAGATAATCCTGACTTTAGTGAAGAACGTTTTGATGAAGAAAGTAATGAAGAGTTAATTGAAGATTGGGATGAAGATTATGAAATCCGTAGAGCTATTACTGGTGCGGTGTCAAATGCAGAATCAGATGCTTATGTGAATTATTTATATGATGGATTAAAAAATGCTCTACAACAATATGGTACAATAGAAAAATTGAATGATGAAGGTGCGATATTACATATAAATGTTGAAAAATTCTTTAATGAAGTTGATGACGCATATATTGATGATTATATGGATAATTGTGACGATGACGTTGAATGTGTATTTAATGAAATAATTTTTAACGAAGATGTTGAAAAACCAAAATTTTATACTGATGATAGATATTATCCTGATATGGACGACAGTTACTTTAATGACCTATTATCTGATTATTTAAGTGAAGCTGAATCTCACTATGAGATGAGTTAAGAAATATTACCCCAGTAAATTAATAAATCATCAACATCAAATTTTGTTTCTATTTCCCTAACAACAGTATCATAATCTGATTCACTATTCTCGTCTAATACTATTTCAATATTAGGACTAACTTCAGTAAATTCACTAATAAAAGGAGTACCTATCTCACCAATAAAATCCAATAATGGTTTGTACACATCCGTGTTGTAATGCTCAAATCTAATCCAAACAGAGTAAGATTCTGTAGGTAAAACATATTTTGTAACGTCATCCATTCTTTCCTCAAAATCCTCACGAATAAAGTTAATCAATTTATTATATTCAGAAGAAAAATCAGGTGAATCGGGCCAAAATTTAGCATGGTCAACAGTAAAGTATGTAATTATAGAATAAACCAAATATTCTTCTTCATACATACGAGGCTCAACCTCTACCCTAAATTTAATTTCGTCTTTAAATAATAAAGTTTGATATATCTTATGAAGAGCTTTTTCGATTTGTTGTTCAGACATCATATTTATAAATATAACATTTACTAATATGAAATTCATAATAACCGAAAAACAATATAACTTACTTAAAGAGAGTCTTGATGATGTATTAGATTTATACTCTAAAAAAGGTAGAGGTGAAAAATTAAAACCATCTGAAATGGATGTGTTGAGAGCATTTGATAAATATCAACAGAAAGGAGGTAACCCCGAAGATTTTGTTTTCAATCAGGACGATGTTTATGACATTGATGAAAGAGAGGGTATGAAATTCAAGTATATTTTAAAAGGTAGACCATTCACATTTGAATTTTCTGAAGAAATAGAGGATAATGGTGAGGTTGGGTACTATGGTGAAGTAACATTTAATGGTGATGAATTCCTTGGTGTTATTGTAACAGATGAAAGAGGTTATTTATTGGACTATGATTTCTACAGTACACTAAGTGATGATGATGTTAGATTGCAAAACGTTTTAAAAGATGAGGATAGCGAAGCAGAAATCCAAAACTTTTTCCAAGAAGAAATAATTCCCTCATTGAAAAAATAGAAAAAAAGACTTACTTTTGTTATTATGAAAGTTAGTTTTGATTTTGATGGAACCCTTTCTAGAAAGGTTGTACAAAAATTCGCCAAAGAATTGGTGGAAGAAGGACATGAAGTTTGGATTGTAACATCTAGATTCAGTAATGAAGCGGTTGCCGATAAAGGGTGGTGGTGGATTAGAGAACAAAATGCAAAATTGTTCGAAGTTGCTGATGAATGTGGTATAAAAAGAGAAAACATTCATTTCACAAATCAACAACCAAAAATATTATACTTAAAGGATAAAGATTTTCTATTTCATTTGGATGATGATATTATAGAGTTGATAGACATTATGGACAGTAAAGATAAATGTAGACCACTTAATGTAGACCACATGGATTGGGATTTAAATTGTAGAGAATTGATAGATAATGAGAAATTTTAAATTTTATAAAGAAGAAAGTGGTCGATGGTATGTTGACCTACCTGAATGGGAAGGTGAAAAGGAGGAATTAGAAATGGTAATGGGGGCGGATTCTTTTTTAGAAATCCTTTCCCAAGGAGAAAATGAAGTTTACGTCACATTGTCAGATAAAGAATTTGAAACCGCTGAAAAATTAGAATTAATTGATTTAGGAAGAATTGAAGGTGTTGAATTAGGTTCAGGTGCTTGGTACTCTCTTAAAGAATATCTTAATATTCCGTATGATATGGAAATGTGGTTATGTGATGTGACAAAATTCGTATTTGGTGATTTCCCGAAAGTTATTTATTTTAAATAAAATGACATGTTCAGATTTAAAAGTTTAAAAGATAGATATAGAGAATTGATATTATCTAAAGTTCTAATTAAAGAAGAGGACCTTACAGAAGAAGAGTCACTAATCATTGATGTGACTTATGAATTGTTTGAGGAAAAATTGGGTGATATGAAAATTTTACAAGATGAAATTAATAGACTATCCTTAGAGTTGGCGAATTTAAAAGCGTCTAATGATAATAGTGATTATGAGTACGATGATATCAAATAAAAAATGAGGTTTAAGGACCTCATTAATTTATTGTATCGGTAGTAACCGTTATTTCCTCATGAATCTCACGTATTTGTTTTCTACTCAATTTACCTCTTACTGATTTTCTACCTTCTCTATCAGCGACTTTGAAAGCGTGGTTTAACATCTTTTCGTATTCTTTCTGAGTAACCATTTTACCATTTGACAATTCAACAGTTTTCTGTTGAGTTGCACAAGATGAAAATAACAAACCAAAAACAAAAACCAAAATAACTTTATTCATTTCTAAAACATTTTATATTTATACAAAGATACTATTTTTTTTCTACCATTCAAATATATGAGAAAATTTTTAATTACTGAAGAAGACAGAAAACATATATTAGGTTTATATGGACTTATAAGAGAAGCCATCGACCCTAATTCAGGTGGTACTGTTACATTAATAAATAAGTATGAATCAGGTTATTATACTACCTCAGCCGTAGATAAATCTGATACTTTGGGTAAAACAATAAAAGATAAATTAGACGCTGAACTAGTTAAAGTAACAGAATTCGTTAAGAAATACCCAAACTCAATAGTAAGTGTTAAATTTACTTCTCGAGAATCTTCATTACCAAATACAGATAATGAAAAAACGGGGTATTTTAAAAAACATAGACTTGATGTTGGAGAACTAAGTAAGGCTAGAGAATATTATCTTAATCAATATATACAATCGTATTTCCAATCGCTAAAAGACCAAGGTGTAATTCAATCTAGCGTTCAGGTACCTCCTGTTGAGTTTGTACCTCAAGACCCTAGTAAAAAATTCATAAGCAGCAACAAAAATGAAACTCCTTGGTGTATTAAAGGAGACCCACAAATTCCCGCGAATGACACCCAAGGTTATGCTTGTACAGGTAAGGATTATAAAGTTAACGGTGATGTAAAAAACAATTGGTTTAACCAAAAAAATGGAATATATGCTTCAGAATTAAAAGCTTTTAAAGACGAACAATCAAGCTCAATCGAAATAACAGTTAAAATCGCCCAACCAGCAACATCGGCAACAACAACTTTAAAACCATTAGTGACAACAACAACCACAATTCCTAAACCCGATTGTGCTGCGGGACTTAAAGTTAGAATTTACGTACCGACACACAGATGTCAAAATGCTGAATTTTTCTTATTTGCTAATAAAACATTATTATACAATAGCGCAGGAGGTTATACCGCAAATTTAAATAATAGTGATGCCTCAAGAGGAGTACCCACATACGGTAGTCTACCATCAATACCCGCATGGTTACTTAATCCAGGATATGGTGACCTCAAAAATGGTGACGGAACATTTAATTATGGATACGGTAAATCAAAACCTGGAGGTGATTTAGAAGGAGGTAGGTCAGATACATTTACCATTACCGCAGAACAGTCTGCTCAAATAGTTAAAGACGGTAAAATAGAATTTTATTTTATATGTACGACTGATGATGCTCACGATGACATTCCTCAAATTGAAGTATTAAAAAATGGTAAATCATTAATAGATGAAAAAACAAAAAAAGAAGTTGAAAACCCGCTTGATGTTAATAGTATTAAAGGTAGATTATTTACCACAGACGCTTGTGGTACAACATTGATTAGAAATACGACAAAATTAGGTAAAAGTGATGAGGCTTCATATGCTGGATTGAGAGCTCAATATATCCAACAGTTAGTTGCTGAAAGAGAAAAAATAATGAACAACAGTGGTATCGCGAATAAAATACAAAGAATATTTAAAAAGGAACCTGATAGTAAAGGATTAGAACTTAGTAGGGCACAGTCATTAATAAATGAAATGTTGGATTTGGTTAAAAAAATTATAGCTAAAGACCAAATGTATATAGGTAAAGATGTTGCAATAACAGACGCTAATCTCCAAGCCGTTTATACTAAATTATATAACATAATCAAACCATCAGAAGGTGTTTCATTTGAAAGAAGTGGAGGGATTGGTAGTGGCGGTCCATATACATATAGTGATAAAACTATTAATAGTGATAAATTATATGGTGATATCAGACGAAGATTAGAAGAGTTTTATAAGGCGTTTGACGCGGTATTTTATGATGACAATACCGAAAAAATCACCCCAACAGGAATACCTAAAAGAGCGACAATAAGTGCTAACATGAGAACTGATTTACCTGGTTCTTGGGATGAATATTTGACAATGGGTACTTAATTTAATATATTTTAATATGTTAAATGAAATTGTTGAATACTTCTATGATGATGAAATTCTAAAAGCGGATGGATTTGATGAAGCGGTAATTGGAATTGACCAAAACAGTATGAGATTAATCTATTCTGTTAAAAAATGTGTCGAAATTTTGGTATTACAAGGTATGTCAGTTGAAGAAGCAATCGAATATTTTGATTTCAATACCAAAGGGTCTTATGTTGGGGAAAAAACACCTATATGGTGTGACGACATGTTTGAAATTTAAAAAAATAGTTGGTAATTCAAATAAAGTTTATATCTTTGTAAGACAAAAAAAAAACGATATGAAGATAGAACTTAAAAATTTGAAGATTAACAAAACATTTAGTGAAGAAACTATTTGTTTTATAGCTGATGTTTTTGTAAACGGTAAAAAAACCGCATATGCTAAAAATGACGGACACGGAGGAAATACAAATATCCAACCTTACGAAGGAATGTCTAAACTTTTAAATGAGGTTTTTGATTATTGTAAAACCTTACCCGAAAAGTTTGGTTACCCACAAACACTTGACTCAGTTGTTGATGATATTCTATTCGAGAAAGAAAAAGAAAAAGAACAAAAGAAAATTGACAAGTTATGTTTAACCAACATTGTTTGGGGTAAAGAAAACGGAACTTCTTATTCTAAGATTGGTTTTAAAGGTAATCCTAAATTTGAAGACCTTAAAAAAACACCACAAGGTGCGACCGCTTTAAAATCCCTAATTGAAAAAGTTAAAAACCAATACCTTAAAAAAGATGAAACTATTTTCAATAAAAATTTGGAATTCTAATATAAAACACATATCTTTGTATTGTTGATTTGATAACGATAAATCTTAACCGAAAATCAGAGCGACACTTAGAACAAGTTTAACTTCTTCTCTGTGGGGGTCGATACACCGAAAGGTGGTAGTTAAGTGGGTAAGTTGGACGACCCTAACCAACCGCTGAGGTACACCGCGATAGGGTAGTGAACCATTCCCTCACTGAAAAGTGGGGGTTTTTAATTTAATCTAATTTTTTTCTGATGTTTTTTACCAAAGAAAGGAGCTCCTTTAATTTGAGTTTTCAAGTAAAGAGTGTAAGTCGGTTCTTTATCTTTAAATTCATTCATTTTAATAATTACACTATATAATTTACCATCTGACACTGCGGTTGCCTCAACAATATCTCCATCACCAAGGTTACCTAAAAAAATTTGTTGTGCAAATTTATCAGCCGCGTTTCTAACAAAATCAATACCTTCATAATATTGAGGATTTACAATCCTGTTATTGAAGAATTTACCACCTTCCTGATACTCAGGGTCAGACAATCTAAAAAGTCTCTCTAAATAGTGAGTATCGTACTTAATATTGAATTTGATTTTACCTTCCTTATCGTTCTTTTTATCTTGATATGTTCCGTAGAAAGGATTTATTTTAGACAAGTATCTGTCAAGGATTGGTTTGGCTTGAGGAGGGATTTGAATTTTCTTTTTTTTGTTATCCTCCTCAAGTATTTTAAAATATAATTGGTCCACAAAACCAACTCGTTTTAAGACCACATCGTCTTTACTATATTCCTTTAAAATACTTTTAATCAAACTTTCCATATTTAATAAATATATTAAAAAACATTTGGCTGATAACTTAAAACGCATTATCTTTGTATAACAAAACCGATAGATACAAACCCTTTAAAAATATAACGATGAAAACTTACGACCAACATAAGATGAAAAGAACTCAAATCAGACAAGACCAACTACAAGCTGGTTTCTTCGATGGAAGATTCGTGTCTAGAACTGAGACTCCTAAAAACGTGTATTCAAGAAAGTCTAAACACAAAAAAGATTGGAATTAAGATATTGAACCCGAGAACACCACTCGGGTATTTTTTTATTCACACATTGAAC